ATTAACATCAGATAGATCAGCTAATGATTTAAGAATACCAGGTGCGAAATCAGTAAAATTTAAACCAGAAACTTTAAAAAGATTATAATGGCATTATTTGGGGGTTCAAGAGACGTATCACTTTTCCATAATTTGAATAAAGAATTACTTAATGATATTATTCAAACGGAAGTCGCCTACTACAAATTTGCTTTAGAACAAACCCAAGTAAATGTTTATGGTGAAGCACCGGGTAAAAATTATTATGAACCATTGAAAATCGCGTGTTTAATCGATAAACAAGACCAAGCTTGGTCGTCTGATGCTTTTGGATCTGATGTTAATCAAAGCATTGGTTTTCGTTTTTTAAAACAAGAGCTTCAAGATATTGATTTATACCCCGAAGTAGGAGATTTATTACTCTTTAAAAATAATTTTTATGAAGTTGATTCTAGAATAGAAAATCAATTTATATTTGGAAAAGACCCAGATTATGCAATGGCAACAGAAACAGTAAATTTTGGAAAAAGTTTTTCAATTAATGTTAGTGCCCATTTATCAAGAGTAGAAAAATTAAATTTAATCCCATTAAGAGAAGGTAAATACCCTTCATTAGAAAAACTTAATGGTGGAATAGCTAATAGAGTATTAGATACCGGAATTGGTTCTATGCAAGTAGGAAGTTCATTTATTATAATATAATATGGAAGATAGAAAACAAATAGATCCCCGAAGACCTATCCCCACAAGTGGGTATAACAGGTTAAGAGAAAATATGGAATCTAATTTTAGAGAGGATTTTCCTGTTGTAGGTGGTAGTTTTCCGGGCCCTGATAATAGAGCTAGTGTAAATAGAGCTAATCAAGTATCTCGTAAAGATGATAAACAAGCTGATGTTTCAATTGGTTTACAAGACCATGATGAGGCAATAATGTATTATTTTAATAATGTTATTAAACCATCTGTTATTATAAATGGTAATAGAACAAATGTACCCGTAATGTATGGTGCACCCGAAAGATGGAAATCAGTTCAAAAAGATGGATATTTTAGAGATAAAGAGGGTAAAATACAAGTCCCCCTTATTATGTTTAAAAGAGATAATATTGAAAAAAGAAGAGATTTAGGTAATAAATTAGATGCTAATAATCCCCAACTTTATTATACATTCCAAAAAAAGTTTACACAAAGAAATCAATACGATAACTTTACAGTACTTCAAAATCAACTCCCACAAAAAGAAATGTATAAAGTAATAGTTCCAGATTTTGTAAAATTAACTTATACATGTACTGTTTGGTGTGATTATATAGCTCAAATGAATAAATTGATTGAAATGATTAATTATTCATCTGATACTTATTGGGGTGATAGTACTAAATTTCATTTTAATGCAAAAATAGACTCTTATAGTAATACAACAGAAGTTAATCAGGGGGATAATAGAATTGTTAAAACTGATTTTGGATTAACAGTTCAGGGATATTTAGTACCTGATAGTATTAATAAAGAACTAGCTAGTGGGGGAGTAAGAAAAGCTTTTAGTAGAAGTAAAATAATATTTAATACCGAAACAGTATCTTCTCCATTAAACCCACCTGCAAGAACTAGAGAAGAAGTAAGAAATGAGCCACTAGGCACCAATATAGATACAGAAGTAACTACTGATGGTGGAGTAGCATACCAAATAATAGGAAACAACAATCAAATAGGATAAAATGGCACAAAAAAATAGAGCAACATTAAAATCATATTTTCAACAAGGAGATATCCCTACAGAAAATGAATATATTGATTTAATAGATTCAATCCCTTCTTTCCAAGACCATAACTCAGGGGATTTAAAAATCACAGGAAGTTTAGATATTTTAGGTAATTTAACAGCTAGTAATGTACTACTTGATTGGAGTGGTTCTGGGGTCACAGGTGGTCTTCTTGATGGTGTTTATAGAATTAATACTCAACTAATAGGAAGTGCAAATGGTACTAGTATTACGTTTATGAATGAAATAGATTTTAATAATCAAAATTTACTTAATATAGACATAGGAAGTGGAGATATAAATAATACAAGTATTGGAACATCAACCCCATCTTCTGGATCTTTTACTACTTTATCATCCACTGGAAATACTAATTTAGGTAATTCTACTGATGACCAACACTTTTTTATAGGTGGTGTTACAGGAAGTTCTTTTTTAGTGCAAGATGTTAATGGAAAAGGAGACTTTTATGCTCACGAAATCACAGTAGGAGATAGATCTTCAAATTCAAATGCTTTAACTATATCAACTAGTGGTAGTTTATTCGCTAGTAGTTCTATAACTTCCTCTGCTAATATAAGCGCAAGCGGAACTTTGTATGGAAGTGAAGCATATATAACAGGACATATAACGGCCTCAGGTAATATTAGTGCATCAGGAACTATTTTTGCTGATAACTTCCAATCAACTGGTGGGGATGTAGGGGGTATTTCATTTGCCGATGAAGTTAATATTACAGGTAATATAACAGCCTCAGGTAATATAAGTTCAAGTGGAACAGTTTTTGCAAATGCTTTAGATTTAGAAGGAGCTAATATAAAATATATAGCATCTCAAAATATATTAAAATTCGGTTATGCTATTAAATTAGGAATAGGTGCAGGGGTAACAGAAGCTGTTGGTGATTTAACTATATCATCTGATGGTGCTAATGCTATTCTTAATGCTAATGTAGGAAACGTAACATTAAACACTAGTGCGGGTGATACTATTATAAAAAACAGCTCTGCGAATGGTAATATACTACTGCAATCAGATAAATCAGGTGGTGGACAACAAGGAGGTGTAGTACTAATATCAGGTTCTAATACCCATATAAGCTTAGATGTAAGAGGTAACATAACTGCATCTAATATTAGTGCAAGTGGAACACTATTTGCCAATACCTTAAATGCATCAGAATTAACAGGTATAACTCACATAACAGCCTCAGGAAATATAAGTTCAAGTGGTGATCTAACTATAAACGATATTTACATAGTTGAAGGTAAAAAAATATACTTTGATGGTACAGATAGTACACCTAACACTTATATCGATAAAGTAGGAGTAGGACTAAACTTTAGGGTTGATGATGTACAAAAAGCGTATTTTACCCAAAATACAACTAAGTTATTAAATAATGATGTTGAAATAGGTACAAATGCAGGAGGAGAAGGCCTATTCAACTCTAACCTTACAGTTTACGGCAAAATAACAGCCTCAGGTAGCATAAGTGCGAGTGGAAATTTAAATGCAGCTAACATAACTACACCAGGTACATTAACAGTAGGACATTTAGAAGCTACTACCATAAACACATTACAATTAACATCTTCAATAGTAACTTCTTCAGTAATATTTTCAAGTGGTTCGAATATATTTGGAGATGCTGATTCAGATACTCATACATTTAATGGTTCTATAACAGCCTCAGGAGATATAAGTGCAAGCGGAGATTTAACGGCAGATAATATGGTGTCTGCAGGAAGACTTTATTTTGGGGAATTTGGAGGTTCAAATATACATTTATTAAAAGTTGGTAGTAATTTAGCATTATCTAATGGCGGTCTTACTACAAGTGAAATAACAGCCTCAGGTAATATAAGTGCAAGTGGGACAATTGTTGGTTCAAACTTAAGTGGTACAAACACAGGAGACCAAAGTTTAGTACATTTAGCAATCACAGGTAGTGATGTAATATTTGGAAACATAACAGCCTCAGGAAATATAAGTTCAAGTGGAACAGGTTCGTTTGGTTATGTAGAAGCTTCAGGTTTAGTTAATCGTGCTAATGATGCTGATACAGGATTACAATTTTCAAGTGATACTGTAGTTATTCAGGGTAATAATGTTCACGCAGCTCTTTTCTCATCAACTTTAAATAGATTTACTGTTCCAACACAAATACAAGCCCCTTTAACAGCTTCAAGTGGTATAAGTGCAAGTCATTTAAAAATCAATTCAGCTACTGAAGGTTCATTTATTGAACTTGAAAATGGAACTTTTGGAGCAAAAATAATGGCTTCAGGATCAGATTATCTTGTTATTACTTCTTCAGGAAATGATGGAGGTTTTTATTATGATCTAAAAGACAATCATTTAGGAGTGGGTAGATTACCCCACATTTCCAATGCTAGTGGATTAACAGTAGGAGGTTTAACTAGTGGTAGTAGACTCCATATGTCATCACACATAACAGCCTCAGGTAATATAAGCGCAAGTGGTGAAATATTTGCTAAAAATTTAAATATTCACTATGATGCTTTACCTACCTCAGACCCAAGTGTAAAAGGTCAAGTTTATAGAAATGGATCTAATCAATTATTTGTATCAGCAGGATAATAAATGGCAAACCCTATAATAACAACCCCTCTAACATGGGATGCTCTTTCACAACCATGGAATGATGCCTCAGGAGATAATGAATACCAAAGAACTACAGGGCATTTAGAGTTTACATGGGACGAAGTATTTTTAGTTCAAGCAGCTTTAGGAGGTGGTGGTGAGGAAATGCCTTGGACTGGTTGGCAAGGTGAAAAGAAAAAACGTCTTGTAAAACTTATTTGTAAAGTTCAGGGTAAAACTATCAAAGAAGAAAAAGAAATCCACAATTACAAAATCAAAATTTCTGATATAAAATTATTAGCAGAAAAAGTATTGGGTATAGAAGTAATTACTGAAAATATTAAGTTTTAATAACTAATATATATTTATAACAAAATCTAATTATGTATAAATTATTTACGGACAAGTCTGAGCTCTTTGAGTGTGACATTAAATTAGAGGGTGCCAGTTTAAGTAAATCAAAAGCTAGATTAGTAGTTGAAACAAAAGACTACTCATTACTTTTTAATGGTGAAATTAATTCTAATGGGAAATGTAAAATCCCTATTAGAAAATTAAAAGGTCTTATAGATGAAACTTCTACAGGAAATATACGACTAGAAGTGATTGCCGAAGATACTTTTTTTACACCATGGGAAAGTGATTTTGAAGTTGATGCAAGTAAAAAAGTAACTGTTGAGGTTAAATCCCAAACAGCTAAGAAACCTATTGTAGAAACTAAAGTAAATGTTAAAGTTAAAGAAGAAAAACCTACCCTTACTGAAAAAGATCACATAGTAAATTTATTTAAGTTATTGATAAAAGAAGATATAAACGTAGAAAATATTTCATATAAACGTAATGCACTAAATAATATAGTAGCAACGTATCTTAAAGAAAATCCCGTGAAAGACACAGGTAAAATTATCAATGGTGTGTTAAAAATTCTTGAAAAAGAAAAATAAAATGGTTATAAATGGCTATCAGCGATTTTACAGGAAAAAATATTCAGGATACTTACAAAAGAGTAGTCCAAACAGATGGTGCTAATTTAGCCGATGGTACCGGATCAATATTTATACCTATATCATCTTCACATGCAGTTACATCATCTTATGCTTTATTTGCGATTTCCGCATCACATGAGATAACATTTGAATTATCATCATCCCATGCTCAACAATCAGATACTGCAAGTTTTGCAACTAATTTTACGGCTTCGGGTAATATAAGTGCTAGTGGGAATTTATTTGCATCTACTCTTAACGGAACTATAAATGGAGGAACCTTTTAAGATATTTATAACATATGGCTAGTATAATACAATTAAAAACAGGAACAGGATCAGCGGTACCTTCTTCATTATCACAAGGAGAAGTAGCTATTAATATAGACAACGGTCTATTTTATTTTGGTTCTGGTTCGAGTAACGCTGTAAAAAGTCTAGACAGTTTTACCCATATTACTTCCTCAGGTATTATAAGTTCAAGTAATAAAATAATAGGTTCTACAGGATCTTTTGCACAAACAGTTATAACATTAGAAGCAGGGGCACAAGATTCACCTTTTTTAATAAAAATAGCAAATAATAACGGACAAGATAGTAAATTAGAAATGACAAAAGACGGTATATTAAAATATGGAGCACTAGATACTTTACCAACAGCTATAACGGGAGGTTTAGTTTATTCTTCATCAAATTTTTATATGGGTCTCTAAAATTAAATATACGTATAACAAAACATTAAAAAAAACAATTATAAATGGCAACATGGAAAAAAGTTATAGTTTCGGGCTCTCAAGCCGAACTAGCGGGAGCAACTGGTAGTTTTACTGGTAGTTTCACAGGGGATGGATCCAATCTAACAGGAATTTCAGCAGATTCGTTAGCAAACAATTTAACAGACGGAACAGGTATAGCAGATTTTACCTTTAATGGGTCAAGTCCCGTATCAATATCAACAGATGACAGTGCAATTGTCCATGATAATTTATCAGGTTTTGTGGCAAATGAACATATTGATCACTCAGGTGTTAGTGTTACAGCAGGAGCAGGTTTAACAGGTGGTGGTACAATAGCTGCTACCAGAACAATAAACGTTGATTCGGGTTCGATGAATGCTTTCTTTTCTAGTTCAGCATTTAGCCAAGTTAACGGAGACGGTACTATAAACTCAGAGGGTGATTTTACTTTAGGAACAGTTGGTGCTAATCATATTACTGAAATTAGTAACTTAACCGCAGCTGAAGGTGCTCAGTTAGAAAATATAAACTCAGTAACAATCTCAAATACACAGTGGGGGTACGTAGGTGCCATGAACCAGGGTGTAACAACAACTTCTAATGTAAATTTTGGTCATATATCAGCCTCAGGTGGTATAAGTGCAAGTCATTTAAAAATAAATTCAGATGCTGAAGGTTCATTTATTGAACTTGAAAATGGAACTTTTGGAGCAAAAATAGTAACCTCAGGGTCAGATTATCTCGTTATTACTTCTTCAGGAAATAGTGGAGGTTTTTATTATGATGTAAGAGATAACCATCTAGGAATAGGCAGATTACCTCATATTACTAACTCTACTGGATTAACAGTAGGAGGTTTAACTAGTGGTAGTACACTTCACATGTCATCTCATATATCAGCTTCAGGTAATATTCTTGCACTTGGTACAGTTACAGCAAGTGCGTTTGTTGGAGATGGTTCAGGTTTAACAGGTGTAATAGCTACACCAGAAATTGATGGTTTAGGTGCTTTAGGAGGAACAGGTCTTCATCAAACACAAGACCACTTCTTATTCTCAGATAATGGAACAGAAAAGAAAATCACATTTAGTAATTTAGAGGATGCTATTTTTGGAAATATTAGTGGTGATATTCAGTTAGCAGCTGGTGGTGCCGCAACAATTCAATCCACTGCAGTTGAAGGTTCAATGTTAAACACTAACACTGCAGATACTTCTACAATTGAAGTTTCTTCTAACACATTATCTGTATTAAAAGTACCTAATGCTTTAACAGCAGGAGATGGTTTAAATAATGGTGGTGGAACATTTGATGGTGCTGCTACAAGAACATTTAGTGTCGATTCAGGCTCAATGGTTGCTTACTATTCGAGTTCAATATTCTCTACATTATCAGGAGATATATCAGTTACAGATGCGGGTGTTGCAACAGTAACAGGTGCTGTAACAAATGCAGCATTAACCGATGGAACAGGTATAGCAGATTTTACCTTTAATGGGTCAAGCGCAGTACAGATTTCAACAGACGATAGTGCTATTGTTCACGATGATTTAAGTGGATTCGTAGCAAATGAACACATTGATCACTCAGGTGTTTCAATAACTGCAGGAGCAGGTTTAACGGGTGGTGGTACAATAGCTGCTACTAGAACTTTAAATGTTGATTCAGGCTCAATGAATGCCTTTTTCTCAAGTTCAGCATTTAGCCAAGTTAGTGGAGATGCTACAATTGCGTCAACTGGTGTTTTAACCTTAGGAACTGTAGGAGCAAACCATATTACTGAAATTTCAAACCTAACTGCTGGTGAGGGTGCTCAATTAGAAAATATTAATTCAGTTACCATTAGTAATACACAATGGGGATATGTAGGAGCTTTAGACCAATCATTAACTACAACTTCTAACGTTGATTTTAATAATGTATCAGTTGCTGGAAACTTAGATGTACAGGGTACTGTAACAACACTTAATACTACAAATTTAAATGTTGAAGATCAGTTTTTACTACTTAATTCAGGATCTAATTCAAAAGATGTGGGTATTGTATTTGGTGGTACAGGTGGTACTAGCCAACAAGGTAAAGCACTTGTTTGGGATTATAGTTACAAAAGTAATGATGGTAGGTTAGCAATATCTACAACAGATGTAGCATGGAATGCAACCGCTAATTTTGGTGCTGGTACAGCAGGATACTATGTAGGAGGTGTATTTTTAGGAAGCGAAGCAGATGCCGCAACTGCAAAAGCTGATCACTCAGGTAATATTAGAGTTGAATCAGATGAAATTTACATTTATGTAGAATAGATAAATGTTAAAAAAAATAATAAATAAAGTTATGTTTAATCACAGTAAATTAAAATTAAAAAATCAAAAAAAGGAATTATTAGATATTCCAGAAGATCAAATATCGCTATCTCTGTCAAAAGACGAGATAGCGATTTTACTTCAATCAATAAAAAATTCAAACTTCAGTGGCTCTGTACTAGAGGAGTTATACAATCTTGTATATAAATTACAAACAAGCTATAATAAACTAAAATAAAATTAAAGTTATGTACACCCCAGAAGAATGGAACGTTATACGTCAAGGTCTTGACTTAATAACAATTACAGGAAAAGATGCTAAAAAATTAGCTACATTACAAGTTAAAGTAGAAAAAGATTTTCATAAATCTGAAGTTAAAAAACAAAAAGACTTAGAAAAAACTGTAAAAAGAGAAACAGAAAAAACTAAGAAATAAATTTTTTTATATATTTATAATAAATTATAGGCCCTTCATTGGGAAGTGGGCTCGCAGTGAGTAACCAACCATAATAAAATAGAAATATGCCAAATTGGAAAAAAGTCGTAGTCAGTGGATCTAACGCTGTCTTAAATGAAATATCAGCAGGATCTCACATCACAGCCTCAGGTAATATAAGTGCAAGTGGAAATATATATGCAAATCGATATTATTTAGAAAATAATATAGCATTAAGTGTTGATGGTACAACTCTTGGATTTGATGGTGGTGGGCAGTTTTTATCATATCAATATGGTAGAACTGGTATAGATTCAAAACCCCACACTTTTAATGGAATCATAACAGCCTCAGGTAATATAAGTTCAAGTGGAACAATTATAGCAAATAAATTAGAAGCAGCCTCAGTTTCAGACACACTAGCAGCAGCAATTGTTGCAGAAATAGATAATGATGAAATCCCAATTGCTAAATTAGCAGAAGATGCAGTAACAGTAACAGCAGGTACTAACTTATCTAATGGTGGTACAGTAACTTTAGGTGGATCAATAACACTTAATGTAGACGATGCTTTTCTTAAAAACGATGCAGATGATACAACTTCAGGTACTATTACATCAGCTGGTCTTATAGCTACAAAAGACACTAACGGGGGAAATACTACAATACAAATTATAAATTCTAATACAGATGGTGATCAAGATAAGGGGGCTGGTATTGAATTTAAACACGGTAGTGCCCTTGGGGCTTTATCGGGTAATCAAAGGGCTGGTAAAATTCTTGCTACAAAAGCATCTGGTTATCAAGGATCTACAACAACTATTGATTCAAATTTAGAATTTTACACAGCAAATAATGATACTGATACATTACAGCTAAAAATAGATAATACAGGTTTAGCAGAATTTACTGGTAATATAAGTGCAAGTGGGGCTTCTACAGGTTCATTAGGTAGAATTGAAGCAGATTCTTTTAGTAAAACAATAGTTACTAGTCACCATAATATGTCTTTAGATGGTAGTAGTGCTACAGTTGATTATTATATTCCTATCAACTCTCTAGCAGATGGTAGTAACTCTAGCTTGTATTATACTAGGATATTACCCGCGTATAATGGTAGAGTACTTAAAATGTTATTTAGACCATCTGTAGCTATGGGTAGTAGTTGTATAATATATATGTCTAGAAGAGCCCACGATGGAACATCTGTATCACATCAAACATCTGGTTTTCAAGCATCTGAAACTTTTGATGGATCATCCCTAAGTACAGTTATAGTACCTTGTGCCCAGGGGGGTGCTAATGCTGCAAATTGGGTATTTGAAGAAGGTGACCAATTAGGTTTTTCTTTAGTTAAAAATATAACAGGGACAACA